TAGATCAGATTGGGGGTCAAATTCCAATTGTAACAAATTAGAGGTGATTATGTGGCGAATACATCAAAGTTAAATATAGATCAAATATTAGGATCTGATGATGAGTTTTATAGAAAATTTAAAGAAAATATACAAAGTATGTTACGTGTTGCAACTCCGGCTATAGTACAATCTTTCAATTCAGAAGAACAAACTGTAACTGCTCAAGTAGCTATAAGAGAGTTAGTTATACAAGCCGATCAATCCAAAGTATGGACTGATATATCATTACTCTTAGATGTTCCTATAGTGATATTACGAGCAGGAAATTATTGTATAACATTTCCCATAAAAGCAGGTGATGAGGGATTAATAATTTTTGCTGACAGATGCATTGATGCGTGGTGGAGCTATGGGGGAGTACAAAATCAATTAGAGTTAAGAAAACATTCACTTTCGGATGGCATATTTATTCCTGGGTTATACTCTCAACCAAATAGAATAGAGAAGTATTCAAAGGACACTATGGAATTAAAAAGCTTAGATGGCAACACTAAAATCTCATTAAAAGAAGGTGAAATAAATATGAATGCAGATTCAGTAAAAATAAACGGAATTGATATAACTCCTAAGTAGGAGCTTTTTTATTGCCTAAAAAAGGGGATGATTACTATTAAATATAGAATTTTAGATCAAAATGGAGACTATCAATTTGGACATAATACCCAAGATATAACATATGGAGCATACGCAGTAGCACAAGCGATAAAGACAAGATTGTCTCTTCTAAAATCTGAATGGTGGGAGAACCAGGAGCTAGGTTTTCCATTGTTCCAGAACATTATAGGAAAGTTCACTTCTCAAGTAAGTGTGGATTGGGTAGATTCGTATATTAAATCTTATATTTTAGATACACCTAATACAACTTCAATAAAAGATTTTAGCAGTACATTTGAAAATAGAACATATAACTTTCAAGCTACGGTAACAACGCCTTTTGGAGATGCAGTGGTCGCTAAAACTTTTTAGAAAGGGGTGATATATTTGGCTTACTTCCAACCCTATGTTGATCAAAGCGGATTAAATCTTACGACCTATGTAGATATTAGAGATAACTTAATTGCTATGTGTAAAAATATCTTTGGCCAGGATCTTTATCTAGGAGAAGATACACAGGATTATCAATGGATAGCCACAGTTGTGGAGAAAATCTATGATACTTTACTTGCATCGCAATTAGCATATAACAATCGTGGCCCAGCCACAGCAGTAAGTACAGGGTTAGATGGTATTGTAAAAATAAATGGAATAAAAAGAAAAGAAGCTACATATAGTACCTGCCCTGCAAGAATAACAGGGAACCCAGGATCTATAATAACAGGTGCTATTGCAGTAGATAAAGGTAACATCAAATGGGATTTGCCATCATCTATAATTATCCCAGAATCAGGGGTAGTTGAAGGACTAATATTAACATGCGAACTACCTGGACCTATTGCCGCTTCACCTGGAGATATAATTCAAATGTTCAATCCTCAATATGGCTGGACTGGAATAACAAATACAGATTCAGCAGAGTTGGGTTCATACGTGGAGACAGATGCAGAATTAAGGCTTAGGCAGCAAATAAGTACAGCATTACCTTCACTTACAGTACTAGATGGGATAAAAGGTGCTATAGCAGGACTTACAGGAGTAACAAGAAGTGAAGTATATGAAAATGATACCAATTTAGTTGATTCAAGAGGATTACCGCCTCATTCAATTACAGTGGTTGTAGAAGGTGGAGTAGATCAAGAAATAGGCAATGCTATTTATATTAAAAAAACTCCAGGATGCTATACCAACGGAACCACAGAAGTACAAATTATAGATTCAAATAATAATTTGATGTGGGATGCCTTTAACGAACCGGTGATACGTAGATTTTATAGACCCACATATATCGATATAGATGTAACTATAAATGTAAAAGCGTTAAATTCTACTTATACAACACAAAATACAGCAGATATAAAAAGCACAGTGGAATTATATTTAAATAGTTTAAAAATAGGGTCAGATCTTTCGTTATCAGCTATATGGGGTTCTGCTCTTTCTTCAATGTCGGATTTAAAAAATCCGGCTTTTTCTATTGTTTCTGTTACTGCGGCACGACATGGGCAATTCCAAGGCACTTCTGATATAGATATAGCTTTTAATGAGGTTACTAGAGGAAACGTGAATTATATAACTGTCAATTTAAGTTAGAGGTGATGTAATGGCTATAGATGCTTATTTAAATCATATAACAAGTCAACATAGAGATAAACCTAAATTTATTGCATGGTTAACAGCTTTCTTAAATAAAGTTGATGATGCCTATAATTGCATAAAGGGTTTTGACAATGATTTTGATATAGATTACGCAATTGGAAATCAACTTGATATCTTAGGACAAATTATTGGCGTTAATAGAGTCCTTAATTTTCAACCTACGGAAGATTTTGATCCTAAATTAGATGATGATACTTATAGACTTGTCTTAAAGGCAAAAATAGGAAAAAACATGTGGCAAGGCACTCTGCCAGAAATTTATACAATATGGAGTAATATGTTTCCAGATCTAAAATTAAATATTATAGATAATCAAGATATGTCCATGACAGCAGTAATTGAAGGTGTCATAGGGAAACTAAAGGAACTTCTAATTGCTAATGGATATATAATCCCTAAGCCTTCAGGAGTTCGTATTAATTATGTAGGGAAATCGGCTATAAATTTTAAAACTTACTCTTCTATGGTTGTATGTGGAAATACAACTACTACTATTCAAATGATGCAGCCTAAATATCCTATAAACTTTAGAACATATCAAAGCATGATTGTAAATGGAAACGTGACAAACATAATATCTTAAAGGAGAGGTTAAGATGGCTATATTTAATAACATGGTTATAACAACAAAAGGAGAAGCTTTATATAACAAAGTTCAAGCAGGAATACCATTAAATTTCACAAAAATGAAAATAGGTTCAGGGCAATTGGCAGAAGGCGATAATCCCGAAACTTTTACAGGTTTAAAAAATTATAAATTTGATGTTTCTATAAGTTCTGTAACTCAAAACACACAACTTCAAGTAGCTGTAATTTCAGGAACAATAAATAATACTAATATTACAGAAGGACAATATATATGCGAGCTAGGTTTATTTGCAGAAGATCCAGACGAGGGCGAGATTTTATATGGTTATGCAAACGCAGGCACACAAGGAGATTATATAGCCCCAAATAATAAAGGAGCTTTTGCTTGGAACTATCAAGTGAATGCGGCGGTAGGAAATGCTACAGAGGTTACAGCTATGGTATCAAGTACTACATTTGATTATGCTGTAGCAAGCTCAAGTGCAACCTTTGCAATAATAAGCGGAACAAATCAAAAAGAAATAAATGAAAGTATAGATACAACTTTGGGTTTAATACAAAACACAGTAAATTTTGAACCTGGAAGTCATATAGCTACACAAGATAATACTACAAGTTTTATTATAGATGTTCCATATAATCCGGGTACAGATCATGTGGAACTTTTTTATTTGGGTAATCAAAGAATGGAACCGAATGATAATTATACATTAACTGGAACAAGAGTTGATTTAGTAGACTGGTCTTTAAAAAGTGGAGAAAAAATTACTTATAACGTATGGAAATTTGTAAATAATGTTCCAATAATGGCAGATGGTTCAAACCTACAAGATAATAGCGTAGCTATAAGAAGCTTAACAGAAGATGTGCAAGAAAATGTAAATCAAGTGCCTATACTTATGTCGCAAATGGCAGATAAAGCGCAAGATAGTGACGATAATAGAACTACAACAGATAAGACTGTGACAGGTGCTATTAATGAGTTAAATAATAATAAAGTTGAAAAAACAGATCTGGATTCAACTAATGCAGCAGTTGAATCTAAAGCTCCTCAGACGCAAGTTGATTCATTACAAGTGCAATTGAATACTTTAGTATTAGCCGCTGGTTCAGAAAGTGAAAGCTATGCAGAGATTGTACAGGCAAGAAATAATGAGGATACAATGAATGACAGAATTACAAAGATTGAAACGGGCGAAAGAATAGAATTCACTGGTTCGGCTATAGAATATGGCTATAGAAAAAGGATTCCGCTAAAATGGATTAGTGGACAGACGGTAAGTGGCACAACTGGCGCAATTACAACTTCTGCTTCAAATGTTCGTTCAGAACCGATATATATACCATATACCGATTGTTTTGTACTCAGTTCTGAAAGTGTATTGCGTAGTATATATTTTCATAAGTACCCTAATATAAATTGTAACGCCGCAGAATATCAAGGTAATAGTGGTTTTTATCTAACAAGTAATGGAGTGAGTGACTCAAGTATAACAGGAAAAACAGTACGGACAATAACACCAGGATATTATATTATAACTGGTTCTATTGATTTAAATACAGCGGCAGTAAAATTGTATTCCGGAAAAAGCACGATTTTTGATGATATTAACGCTTTAATCTCAGGTATACAATCTCAGATTACAAATGGTATTAACGGAGAATTATTGGACTCAAGAAAAGATACATTAGGTAATACTTATACAAAAGTAGGGGATATAATAAGAACTAACTCAGCTAATACAATAGAACTTGATGCGGTTTTAAATATAGGTTATAAAGCTGAAATAAAACCTATATGGAAAGCAAAAGGTTTGCGTGAAGATACCGGAGCGGAAGTAACAGACGACGCAAATATATGCACCGACTTTTTATCATTTCCGTTCGTTGAACTTATGATGACTTACAATGTAAAAACAGTTGTAAAAATATTGAAATATACAACATCAAAGGTATTTGTTGGCATGGCAACAAACGCCTATGTGTATGGTGATGCTGGAACACCATTAAAAGTTACATTAGAAGCTGGGTATTTGTACCGTTTCAAGATGAACTCATCATACGATATTTCACAATTTCATATATATTGTGGCGTTTCTGATATAGAGAAAAGAATAAAATTACTTGAAACCAATCCAACAAAATTTTCCGATTGGAAAGATAAA